TGCGCTCCGTAGCCAAAGCCTAAGCCCGCAGCGACCCCACCAGCTTTTAAAGCTGAAGAAAGCATACTTGCGCCCTGATAGGCTTTAAGAGGAACCGCTAAACCTGACGTAATCGCCCCACCTAATCCAGACGCGGCGGTGGTATATGGGTATTTTTCCTTACCAGCCGCAACATCTTCCATGAAACTTTCTTTCGCCATGCCGTAAGCATCGCTTAAAGGAATATCTGCGCCGATTGATGTAATTGGCGCAGCAATTCCAGCCGCAATATCAGTACCAAATGGGACATTTCTAATGAATGACGATAACGCAGCCTGCCCGCGTGAAACGTCTTTTGTAGGCGGTTTTTCTTGTTGTGTAATGTACGTAGCAATCTGCCGCGCAGCCTCAACATCGCCTGCGTTATGGGCATTTACTAGGGCTTTTTTGGCAAGCTCTAAGTCCATTATTGCGAGTACTTTCTAATCAAATCGTTTACATCAACAGGCGCAACGCGCTTTTGTCCTAAAGATTGCTCATAACGTTGCATAACACCCATCAAAGCCTGATAAGACGCAAGCTTTGCTTCAAGAGGGGCGTTTGGATCAAAAACCATTCCTTGTATTGACTTTGCGTCACCTTCGGTGAATGTGCCTTCGCCCGGCTCTCTTACTAGTTGCTTCATATCCTGCAAAATAGCAGGTAAAAGCGTATTAACTTTAGCTTCTGCCGTAGCCATTTTTGTAGGGAAACCCGCAACACCAGACGCAAGATATCCAGCGCCCGCTTGTATTAAACCTCTAGGTAAATCTGACAAAGCTTTTTCGGCCTCCATCATGTTTCCTTTAATTCTATTTATGGCATCAAGTTTTTTCGGCTTAGATGCTTCGTATTTTGCGGCTTCGGTCGCTGCTACTTCATCACCCTTTGCCGCCACACCAATCGCGGCTTTAGCGGCCTCATTTGATTGCAATAGCGCGCTTTTTGCAGCTTCCTCTGTAACTTTTTGTTGATAAAGAGGCGAGTTTCTGTCAATTCCAGCATCTTCCATGGCCATCATATCATTAGCAGTTTGGTCAATGTCTAATGTTGTCCACGGCAAGGCCGAACCCTCTGGCGGCAATCCCATATCTGGCGTAGGCAATCCGCTTGCAATGGCTTGCTTTCTGTTATTTATAGCCGCTTGACTAGCGGCCATAGGATCAACGCCGCCGTAGCCGTCAAACATAAACATATCTTGACCTGCCATTTGCGGGATATTGTCCTCTAAAGCAGGTAAAGTAGATAAATCTTGCCCAGATGTATAGGTTTGTGCGCTTGGGTTTATGCCTTGTGTGTATAAATTATCTAATCCACCGCCGCCAAGCCTCGAAAGCATTTGGCCGTAAGGGTTTGGCGTTGTTTGTGCTTGTAAGTATCCTAAAGCGTTTGGCTCAAAAGTAGTTTTTTGACCTTCCAAGGTATCCATTGCCTTTAAAACTGCTATGTCATCATTATCTAATGGCATACCATAAGCGCTCTTAAGAACTGCTTGTTGCGCCATTTCCTTTAAATCAAAAGGCTTTTGTTTTGTTGCCTCAATTAAAGGAATAATATCCCCCGTAATCGCCGCATACTCGCTCAAAGCGTCCTGCGTACTCATGCCCGATCTAAACCGTGGCGCAATGGCCCGAAGCGCGTCTTGCTGCCTGCGCTTTTGCTCTGCGGCCCTGAGGGCTTGCTGCTGCTGCTGCATAGCAAATTGCGCGTTGTAAAGCCCTGCGGCAAAATCAGGATTTGCAGAAAACACATCCTGCATATGGCGCATTTCCAGCGCGTCATTATCTGCCGCTAGACCACTTTGCAAACTCTGTAAAATACCTGTTAAGCCCAAGTTTATCTCCAATAAATCGCTTCGCCGTTGCCAAGAACACTTTGGCCGCCGCTAAAACCACCAAACAAACGCCCAAAGCTACTTCCTGCGCCGCCTGACCTGCCGATAACATTGCTTAATATGCCGCCAGTACCGCCGCCTCCAAGCCCACCCATTGCGCCGCTAAGCCCTGCCCCTAAATCACCGCCGCCGCCGATAAGACCACCCAATCCGCCGCCAATCACCCCGCCTATCCCCGGCATGATAGCGTTTCCGGCAATCGCTCCAACCTTACCCAGAATACCACCCAGACCGCTGCTTGTTTTTACTGTCCGGGCCTCTGTACCAAAATTTCCGAATTGCGTTGGAATTTGATTAAACATCCCCATAGCCGTCTGCGCCGCATTAACGGGGGCTTGCTTTGTAGACATATCCAATTCGCGTTGAAAACCACCAATCCCGGTAAGGTTTTGTATATCCTGTTGCCGAAGCTGCGGCAAAACAGTCAAGGCCCGATCAAGAGCAGTATTGTACTGATTAGCCCGCATCTGGCCTATGTTATTCAATCTGGTTTGCTCTACATCACTTGTTCCCAAAAACGAACGATTAGAACCAATCTGCCCGGCGCGTGACATCGCTTGATTTACAAGACTATTCGCCCCCGCAGCCTCGCGGTTAATCCCGCCTGTGACGTACTCCTCGTAAGGGTTCATCAGCATAGCGATATCAGGCGTAAGCGTCTCATTGGTCGGCGTTAAGCCTGCGCGCATTAAATCAAAAGCGCGGGTTTCGTCTGCGGTTTGCGCTAATGGCGTGAATAAATCGGAGCGAATTCCGCCTGTTTCATTAAACAAGGCTTTGTTTGTGGCATCCAGCGTACGGCCATATAAATCCTGATAGGCTTTTGGCTGTGCGTAAAACCCAGTAGCAGGAACCTTTGTTTTTTTACTAAATAAGCCCATGCTACAAAAACCTTACGCAAAAAACGCCATGTTTCAATTTTATCATAAATTCCTCATTTTATCAAGAGCCATCCAAAGTAACGCTTGTTCTATTCTGCCCGGAAAGCGTGCCAGTAATTCTGTCTTTTGTGTCCGCCACATCGCGGAAAGCGACTGTGTTTCCTGTGCGGGTCCGCTTTCCTGCGGCTTCTGCCAAAATGATAGCTAAAGCCTCTTTTAAGGTTATTGCTCCATCAATCGGCATATTGAGAAGTTTTCTCAAATTAGCATCAAGTGTGTTTGGGCCATCAGAGAGAAGGTTATATTTTATGACTGTTATCATATTTCGATCTCGTCCCATGTCATTGAGGCTGTAAAGCGGCGCGTGTCCGTTGCCGTTCCAGCGTCCAACTGATAAAGCACAATCCCTTGCCCGGCTTTAATCATAGGCCACTCATCCTCATCGGCAGAAATATCAACCAGATATTGCGGTATGCTTGGCGCGAACAGTAACCCCGCAGCCGTGACGTTGTGCATTGGCGGGACCAGAACGGAGTTCAACAAAGACCCCGGATTGGTGTTTAAGGTAATTGTCATACCCGTGGAGGCTGTTCTTAAATCAATCGAAGGGTTGGGAGCGTCCGGGTCAATCTTGGCCCCTGCCAGTGTCGCGCCTGACGCGGTGCCTGTGAAGGTATAGCGCGCAATACCAATACGCGGCACGGTGGGCATTGTCGTGCTGGCGGAATGGTTAATTTGAAGCTCCATCTTGCGCAGGCGCATGGCTCTATCTGTCACTGCCGCGGGGCAGGAAATCCACAAAAACGCTGTAGATGTCCCGTTCTGCGCCGCAGCTTGTACGGATTGAAGGGCCATAGAAGCCCTATAAACGCCCTTAACGACTTCCCTTGTCTCCTTAATAAATAAAGGCACATGAACAATATCAGACCCAATTGTGCGGGTCATCGTGGGGGTTTTTGCGCCTGTATTGCCTGCGTCCGAGGGAAGTATGATTTTATCGGGGGTTGATCTTGCCATTGTTTACCATCCTGCTATTGCTTCGATTGTTAAAGTGTTTGCTGTGTCGTCATAAGTTAGTGTAATACCGCCGCCCGCAACAAGCAAAGCCGCTACACGGTCGTCTACAAGCTCATTAAGGGCGGATGTGGAAACCTTTGCATTCAGTTCCGTTTGTAAATCTGTTTGTGATGATAGTGTCCCGGTAATACTACCCCAAGAGCCGCCTCCACCACCGCCACCGCCAGACCAAGACAATGACGTTCTGCGCCATTCTGCGCCGCCATCATCAACGCATAAATAAATATAATCTGGGTCGTAATTAAAATCACCAACACGATCCGTAACGTCTATATCTGTAGGGCTTGTTGGGATTTTGCCAACTTTTCGCCCGGACATAAAGACATTTTTTAAATTATCGAAGTCCGCAACATCATTCCTGCGCTCTTTGGTTATGTATTCCATAACCTTCACAACTTCCTGAAGTGTTCGGTCCTGCATTTTTGGAAATGGTTTCATCGCCCAGCCCCTTTCTGCACATCCTCAAGCCACTCGCCCATCTCCCAATACTGCCCCAGAGTGTTTCCGGTCCAAGTGTATTGAATAATCCGGGCATTGTTTGCGCCATCCACTAAGTCTTTTGTCGGATTTATGGTATAATTCCTATTAAACATTGTGCGCGTGCTTTGCGGAAATAGCCAACCCTTGATATTTAAGTTTATCGGCCCTAATTGCCTGCTATCGGGAATAACCGCATTCACGTTTGTTGTGTCTTTTCCGTAGTAACGCTTATCTGAAACCAAGCTAAACGGCAAAGACGAGGTATTATCATCCGTCCCATTTTCATGCGTGTATGCGGTTGTGATATTGAATAAATAAGGCACATCCAGCGTGACATTCGGGTATTCCGCAGCTGTTCTCGCCATTGTGTCTGGCGTCCACGTTCTATCATGGATATTAAACCGCACCAAATGAGTACACTCGCTTGTAGTGGTGGGGTAATGCCACCATATTTCTTGGTATTTTTTATTAAACCAGCAAAAAATCTTAGATTTTTGCCCGCGATTGATATTGTCGAAAATATACCGCAAACACGTGCATTGGTTTTGCGAATTTGACGGGATAACCTCTACGGCGCCGCCTGAATACATATAAAAATTGTCTTTGCCCATCCAATAAACAACCCCGTTTATGGATATGCGCGCCATCGGTGCAATCAACCCAATTTTATCATCAAGCGTTCTGATTTCCCAAACCGCTGGAAGGCCAATATATCGGAATGTATAGGTTTTATTTTCCGTGAATAGCAGATTATACCCGTCAAGCTGCGCGTGCGAAATAAGCCGCCCCGCACCCTCAACATCGTCATCATAAACCGTATTTGTACTGCTACTGGTCCAAACGGTAATGTCTGTTCTATCGCTTGCAAATATGCGGTTTTCTACTCCCCCGGCCCCAAGCGTGACTATTATATCATCCGATACAAAAGCATAATTTACCGCTGTTGGCGCATTAGCAATAAGCGTGGGGGCTGTCGCGGTATTTCCATCCCATTGATAAACGCCTGTTTGATTGCCCGGGGTGCCAATAATCGTATCTGCGTATCTGTCAAAAAACCATATTCTGGGCGGTATTCTCGCGTCACCACTCACCAAAGCAGTACCATACAAGCCAACACCATAAAGCCCCGCGCCGTATCCCTGCACTGCGCTTTCATCAATCAACCCCGCTGGAATGGGCGGGAAATACACAGTACTCGCACCGCCCGCAGCAGAAACAGAGCTTGTCGCCGTTCCTGCGGTCATAACATCAAAAGCATCCGTTGCGACATTTCTAATGATATGCTCTAGGTTTATGTTGCCAGTGGTAATACCGCCAAAAGCCGCAGCGCCAGAGATTTTTACGCGGTCACCATTAGAAAGCCCATGCGCGGCCTTATTTACCGTGACTAACCCAGAAGTCCTAACTACACTTGCGCCCCCGCCCGAGGCTGTAGAAGTTGCCGCAGATGATAAAGCAATTGTATACGTCCCTGTTCCAACCGAGCGCACAATATGATTGGTATTTAAAGCCGCAGCTAAAATCCCCGCAAAACCAGTCGCCCCGGAAAATGTAACTGTATCGCCTGCTTTAAATTTACTGGCCTTTGCATCTGTCACCGTCACAACCGTTTGACCATCTACCGCAGCAAATGGGTTATTGCCCAAAGTATCATAATGCGTATCAAGGCTATTCGCCGCCGTTGTGGATGAAGTCTGGAATGGGGTTATATTGATAAGCCGTGAGCCGATAATACTATACAGCCGGGAATGCGTACCTAAGGCCCCGTAAACCTTGCCGTTAATAAAGTCAGAGAAAAACGACCGGGCATAACCTACAATTGCATCGCCAAAGTCAAACGAAGTAATTTTCCAGCCGCCTATTTTCTGAGGCTTGCCATTCACAAAGCGGATTTTATCGGCGCTTGTGTAATGGCGCGTGGCAAGATTGGTTTCATCCTCTATAGGCTGAACCCCGGGAAGAACATCAATCGGCCTATATTCGCTTACCATTATGTTTTTATGATTTTGTTTAAAACTATTGTTGGCTGTACGTTATTGTGCGGATTACCACTGCCCGAGCTGTTTGTTGTTCCAGACGACCCGGTAGCGGCATTATTAGCTTGCAAGGCTGGTCCTGTTATAAACCCTGAGCTTGTTAATGTCGTGTAAGAATGCGTATGCGGCCCGTTTTCAGCCTCGACAAGCGCGTGCGTTTCTGCACCGCCTGTAGCCCCAAGAACATCCCCGTCAACGCCTCCGCTTAATCCAGTCAAGCGATTAGCGGACGTGCCGCCCATGTCATCCTGTCCGGCGGATACGCGGCCTCTAAGGTCCGGCAAATTAAACGTGGTCGATCCATCGCCTATGCCGTAGGTCGTGCCAATGACAGCAAACAACGCGGCGTAAGTAGTTCTGTCTACAGCTTGGCCAAAGCACAAAAGATACCCCGCAGGCTCAACCGATCCCGCAAAGTCAATAATCCCGCCTGTAGGAACGCTACCAGCCGTTACCGCGTCCGCATTGGTTTTCATCTGCGTGTCGATAATATCAAGGCTTGTATTAAGGTATCCGCCCCACAAGTTTTGATCTGTAGGGTCGTTTACCGCAGGCTTGATCAAGCTATAATTTGGGGTTAAAGTCGCCATAACCTACCCAATAATTGCGTAATTGTATACGCTAGTATCGCTCGCCGTTCCCGAAATCGTAAAGCCAGTGCCGGGCGTGATGGTCTTAACAGAAGGAACCGCGCCAACAGTGCCGCCTACCGTCTTAAGCGTTACCACAATTGCAGAATTAGCCGTTACAGCCGCATCCGTCACCGTCACCGCCGAAGTGCCGTTGCACGTGAATGTACCTACCTTGTAATCCCGTCCGGCAATCACCGAAGCTAGTCTTTTTAATCCGCCAAGTGTTAAAAACATTTTTACTCTCCTTATGTTAGATAACTACAGATTTCCAGTTTTCCAGTTCCATTTGATTGTTGTGTCATCATCTGGAGCAAGCTAAATTCATCTTTTGCCGCTGTGCGAAAATACGTTTCAGCATCCGGGTCACGGCGGATTTCAAACACCAAATCAGCACACGTCCACAGCACAATCAAACGATCCGCGAGGTTTGTAAAATCATTGGTATCGCTAGAATTGACAAGTGCAGCGTATTCTTTTAAATATTCCCTGCGGCACGTGTAAGCCAAATCCGGTAACGGATAAACTTCGTAAGACTGCCCAATTCTCGCGTAAACCTTGGGCAAGCCATATCCGTTATCTAGCAAAATCTCATTGTATTCT